TAAATCTTCACCTTCCTTAGCTGGCAAGAATCTGATTACTGCGTAACCATTTCCTGCTTTATCTCTGGTAGGTTTCCAAAGTCTGTCATCATCATATGAATTAGCCTCTGGTTTTGTGGATACTGCTTCTGCAGCTTTGACGAGTTTATCGATTGATGAGCCTCGTGTGCTCTTTAAGTTTGCAAATGACATTATATTTCTCCGTATTGCGTTGTATTAAGGTCTAGGACCTTTTCTGTTTTATCCACTTTATGCATAATATAAGTTATATTATACCACATTATATGGTATTTGTAAACCCTTTTAATAAAATAAGTTTCATCTTTGTATTATCAAAGTTTACAAAGGGACTATACTTTTCAATCTTTCTTTTAATATCAGGCCAAATTAATGTGTCTGATATATTTTTAGATTCTTTTTGTATAAACCCTATTAAGGAATTAAGAATAACAACAGTCTCTAAACTAATCTCTTCTTGCATCCATAGTTGAATAACCAGTGGGTGTTGACCATCTTCAGCTTTGAATAAGCCATCAAACTCTGGTTGTTCTTCTATTAGTTTATTTATATCATTTTGAAACACACGCGTTAGCGATTCAAGTGTTTTTCTATGACTTAAATAATTCTTTTCGCCCACTTCGTTTACCATTTCCCCTACATAGGAGACATCGTTTTTAAAGTTGGCTACATAATAACCTTTTAAATCCTTTTCATGCGATTTTGCTATCTTTGCGAAAAAGTATTTATCTTTTCTATTTAAGAAAGATTTAGCAGATGCATTAGTTTTAAAGTTATATTTTAATGCATCGTAATCAGTTTCAAAGTGTAACTTTAATGCATTATATAATCTGTAGGATTCAAATGGGTCTATCATATAGGTAATGTATTTGTTTTCGCACCTTTAATTAAATTTAATCTAGAAGCTTCTTCTTCGATTTTAGATTTAAGAGACGGTGTTAATAATCTTTTTAGGTTAGAGTAATCCATTCCTCTCTCCTCAATAATGATACATGAAGCATCTATATACGATATACCTTTTTTCGTGGCTACTAATTTTTCAACCGCCAAAGAGAATCTCTTTTTGGTCATAATTTTACCTTCTATCTCAACCGACAAAGTCATCGCCAACCTCAAATGAACAGCCAGTTAAACCACCAGCTTGTAATGCTTGTAATGTTCTTAATACTTCTTTTGCACTTCTGCCAGTATCAAGGGCATTAACTGAAACATGTTGTATGGTTCTATATTTATCGAATATATAAGTTGCCCTTAAACAAACCGGTTCTGCTTCTGCAACGATACCTAATTCATGTGATAAATTTAATCCACAATCAGCAGCAAGGGTATGATTAATATTACCTATTAATTCATTTTCTTTTTTCCAAGCTAATTTACAGAATTCATTATCTCCACTAATACCAATTACATTCGCATGTGGAACTAAACAGTCCATACCTGCGATTTCTGTTGGGCATATAAAGGTAAAATCCTTTGGGTAAAAGTAAACCACAGACCAATCATGTTTCATTGGTGTATAGCTTTCTTCTACATTTACTCTCACAAATTCGTTTTTATCATTGATTCCTGCAAGTGAGAATGCAGGAAACTTTTCTCCAATTCCTATCATTAGAAAGTCCTCATTAATATACAGTCAGAGTTAATTCTGCCTGTGGGTTTGGTTATTTTAGTTGTTATTGTACCCCAAATCTTTTCAATCTGTTTCTCTGTTTTATTTAAAATCATTGGTAGTATTTCATCAGGTTTTCGTAATGTAGCTGACCTACTGGTTTTATCAAAGTTTTTAATTGATGTGCCAGATATTATGAATCCGTCAATGGCTGTAGTTGTATATTCCATAAGTTTTCTTTGTTTTATATTATAAACAAATAACTTGTGTTTACCTGGTACCATTATTGGATTAATTGAAGTTAGCTTTGCGTCAATGTCTTCAGCACAATACTGAAGCCTTGATACTTGAGCATCTGATGATTTGGTTTTTCTTGTTCGTGGTGTTTTTGAAGCCTTAAATGATAGCTTTAATCTATCCAAGTCCTCGAACACTTCTTCGAACTGTTTTAAAATTTTGTTTTTCTCACCTTTAGTGAAATTAGAATAAGCTTCTACACATTGGTCACATGTTTTATCATATGCGGCCTTGATGTTATCATACTCAGCGTCTAATAAAGCTTTAAACATGTTTATTGCGTTACCCTTTAAGCCATGCATCTTCCATCTGTTATAAGCAGAGAACTTTTGTGTAAAATTACCTTCCAACCAACCGTCAACTATTTCAGTGTCCCAGTCATGATGTATAGTTTCCAATACTTTTCTTCTTGTTCTCTCTGCAGGTGATATAACAACCACATTTTTCTTTTGTGCCTCTTCGATCTTCTGCATTTTTAAAGCAAGTTGATATTGGTCATTAATAAAATCTTTTATCTTTTCAAGTTGCTCATCTGAATAAACCCACCCTCTATAATATAGTTTAATTAATTTATTAACTGACATAAACCTGTAGTCCTTTTGTCTTTTAAGAACCTGAATTTTCTTTTTATCATACCCACAATAATCCATTGCAAATTGATATGTGGTTGGCATATAATCTTTTGTTTTATAAAAATAATTATACCACGAAGCGCCCTTCGTCCAATTACTATCATTGAATTCTGACTCTGCAGTATATATTGGTTCTGACCCTAGATACTTATCATCTAAACTTGGGCCTCTTTTTCTTTTCTTATTAATCGACATATTTCTCCTTATATATTGTTATATTATACCATAATTTTAATTGAATGTAAAGTGACCAGGTCTCCGCGGGTGATAAGGAGTTGCGTTTGATGAGACCTGGTCATGTAACTTAATTTAATAATACGAAATTCTCTGCTGCATTCTCAGCATATATTTCTGCCTTACCTGGTAATGGCATTCTTTCCATTAACATACCATCAATGAATTTTTCTACACACCAAACGCCATCATTTCTCATGGTTACACTTGCCATTCTTTTTTCTCCGGCAATTTCGTTCTGATATGTGTGATGATTACTATAGGTATGTTCTTTTTCTCCACCTAGTAATTTATCAATTTTAATTTCGATGTCTTTTAATTTATCCATCACTTCATCTATTCCATAATAGCTCATATTATTCTCCATTATCCTGTTTTCTTTCCCAAGGTAATCGGATATATTTACCTTGTCTTTGTTCTTCTTGTACATGTGCAGACATATACACAAACCAAACCCCAAACAATAGTGCGAGGCTACTAATTATAAATTGTATTACTTCATGCATAACATGCTCCTATTAGCGACATTATAGTACCTGCGATAATTAGTATAAACATTAATTTAAAAAAGCCTACAATACACACCTCTATTATGTCAAGGAGTTTGGTAAAAATACCCATTAGTTTCTCCTCATTTTACTGATGTCTTCAGCTTCTTGTTGTGAAATAACTGGGACTGCATTTGATTTATGCATTGTCGCAATACCTTTTACTAGTGTTCCAGTGTATTTCATTGTTTCTTTTTTACTTGTGTTTGAATCTGGGTAGTTGCCAGTCTGCATATATTCTTCCATGATGGATTTATATTGCCTTGCTTGTTTGTTTCTTATTCGGTCAAGAGATGATAACTCAATGGTCATTGGCTTAAATTCAACAGGAGCTTTCTTTACTCTGTTAGAAGCGTGCTTTTTTCTTTTCCTACCTGTTGGGTCATATCGTAATGAACCCATATAAAAATTAGTTGCACCCATTACTTTGGTCCACCATTATGACCAATCAATGATTGATTTCTTAGTTTTTCTCTCCATGCGAGGAAATGTATTGCTACTTCTTTTGTTGAATGAGTTAAAGTACTCACTGGACTTCTTTTAGTTTTTTTCATAATTTAATCCTTATCAATTTTTAAATATGTGTATATTATACCACAACTAGGTGTTAATGTAAACACGTAATGTTAACTATTTTGTGTAAATGCACTGATGAGGTCTTCACCTTTCATTTCATACTTTGTAAAAATAAACCTTTCACCCGATGGATTTAAAGTTCTTTCTATTCTACCAGAATTATACTCTACATCAATGACACTTTTACCATCTTCAGTATCTTCTGGTCTGTTATCGTAATACATTGAACCAATTGAATGTGCATGAATGGCTCTTACCTTTGCCGCCCAATCCTCTGCTGCTATCTTTTGTCTTTGTATCTCTACTGTTTCGTCGTATTGTGTCATGTGTTATCTCCATCTCTATATTCTACGCTGTGTTTTGAAAACATTTTGTCTGCTTTTCTTTGCATTGATTTCTCTACTTGTGAATCAAACCATTGTCTTAACCACTGTCTTAGTTTACCCATGTACTTCTTCCTCTATGATAGCTTTAACTTTCTTCTCACTATACCATAGACCAGAAAAGGTCTGAGTATCACCATTTGCCCATTCAACAATATATCTTTTATATCCGTATGGTCTTTCAGAAAAGATTCTAACCCCTTCGTAACTTGCTATTAATATTCTCATTAATAATCTCCATCTGCCATTCTATTGGCATTATAAGCATCCATATAAGGACTGTCGGCTAAAAACCTAGCAGTATCCTTATCTGAATGATACATATTTTCAGGTCTGTTTAAATCAAGTGAACCAACTTTTAAGTGTCCAGCTTTTTTCATCTGTTGTGTTAACTTATTATAGTTAACTTTAGGTTTACTGTAAACTTTCTTTACCGTTTTCTCAAATTCTAATTTTTCTTTTTCCTCTTTAAGGATAGCTTTTATTTCATTTAAATCCATTAGTGAAATACCCTCCCATCTATAGTTTCAATTTCAAAATTGCCTTGTATGTCATGGCCGGTTCTTCGTGCAACTGAATCACAAAGTTTGTCCCATGATAAATTAAGCGTTTTTGGATTTTTATCCTTAGCCCAGATTTGTTCAACTAAATCTAGTTCAACATCTACTGGTATATCTGTTGCGATATGTCTCATTGATAATTTCATAGTCTTCTCCTTATCTTATTTTTAAATATAGGTATATTATACACTATTTTGGCGCACCTGTAAACACGCTAGATGAAAATAAATGAAATTGTAACACAAATGTAACACAAATGTAACATGCCTGTAACAAAACTTTATTTGTCATAATAACTCCTTACAATATATACTCGTATGTAAGCTACAACCGTTAGATTGGCTGATATTAATACACTTAATGTGATTGGGTTTGTAATTTCCATTACGGTTATGAATAACCATAAAAGAAATAATTGCGCAGGATAATTAATTAATAATCCACTGAATACAACCATTGCGGTTTCTTTATGTCTTTGTTTATTTTTCTTGTTCATAATATAAAAAGGTGATTGGAGGTCGCTGCTTCTGGTCGCGTTCCTTACTAACAGTCAGTATGTCGCTGATTCAGGTGTTGCTTTCACAGACCTTATTCCCTCCAATCGAAACTGGGAGCTTTTTGGTATTTCAATTTCGTGGGTGTTATCCCATTTCTTTACACCGTGTCCTTCTAAGCCAGGCCTTACCTGGATTTTATCAAGGTCAATAGGTATTGACCATAAGGTTTCTCGTTTTCCATATCTTCCCATCATCACTCTTTGAATTTCAGATATTTCATTGTTGCCTTTTGTTATAACCTCAATACCATATATCACGTCTTAATTGATTTTAATACAGTTATAACCGGGCGTTTCGTAGGACTTCACAACAACCAACCAACTACAGTCCTTCCTCGATTCCTGATTTTTTTATGCAACCTTAAATTCTTCCCAATATCCGGCACAACCGATTGCTGAGTTGTCTGCGCCTTGTCCTTCATAAAACCATTGGAGGTTTAATCCTTCAAATGATTGTCTGTAGATTATTGCATTAAAGAATACTCCAAATTTCTCGCCATATTCATTTGTTTCACAAAATCTACCTTCGATAAAATCTTTATTTACCTTTGTAATAAACCCATCGTAAAGGTTACCACTTTGCCAGTATCTGACTGAATCGTATTCGCCTAGTGTTTTTGTTAAATCCATATTATCTCCTTATCATTTAATATAGTGTTATTATACCATAACTATGGCAAATGTAAACACGCTAGATGAATTAAAGTATATAAATTTTATATATAATTTTTTTATCTTTTAGGGCAGGTATTAGGATTGTTTTTTGCTTCATTTGTAAGCTTGTGATTATTAATAACTGCAAGTCCTATCATTAAATTTAAGAGTGATATATCACTATCACTCCAAGTTTCAACTGTGGGTGAACCTGGCATATCACGTATTCGCGAATCTGACCTAAATACTGTAGAAAGCAAAAGAGTCTTATGGACAATTAAATGGTTTCTATGTGGAACTCTTGGTAGAGTTAGATTGGATTCATATATACAAGAATATTTTAATCCTTTAATTGTTGTATGGACATCTAATGCATTGAGAAAATACCATGCCGCCCATACATTTTTATCTCTAGATTGGTGAGTATATTGTAACTTTTTCGGATTTTCCTTTAACACGAATTCTATCGATTTGTGTAAATGTTCTTCGGTCTTTACAGCTTCTATAAGTTTCCGGTCCCAACAACACTCGAACCCCATCATAATTTCTTGTTTGGCCTTCGAGTCTAGCCCCGAGGTTGACGGCATCTCCAATGACGGAATAGTCAAATCTAGATTCTGAACCCATGTTTCCGACAATACAGGTCCCGGTATTAATACCAATCCCAATATCAATCCTAGGTAAACCTTGTTCTTCAAGTTCTTGTATAAGTACATCTGCAGCCTCGCATATTTCAATAGATGTTTGCACAGCTTTAAAGGCATGGTCTTCGCACTCAAGCGGAGCATTCCAAAAGGCCATGATACAATCACCCATAAATTTATCTATAGTTCCACCGTTCTTTAAAACGATTTTTGTCATAGTATCCAAATAGTTATTTATAAGAATCACGAGCCCTTCCGGGTCATCATTATTTTTATAGTGCTCTGATATAGGAGTAAACCCACAGATATCCATAAACATAAAGGTCATCTCTTTTCTCTCTCCACCGAGCCTTAATAATGATGGGTCTTTCTGTAATTGTTTTACTAAATCTGGTGATACATATGTACCGAATTGTTTCTTTACTTGTTGTCGTAATTTAAATTGTTTATAAAAATTATTAAAGCTTGATGAGGTAAAGGAAAGTATATATAATATAAGTGCACCACTAAGGTCAAGGAGTATACTAGTTGAAGTCCAGAAATACCAGGAAACGAGTACAACACCAGCAGAGGTCAAGGCGAAGGATACAAGCCCGAGCCAAACAGGTCCATAATAAACACATAACAGTATCAGAAGAGCCCCAACAGCCATTAAAGCTAACTCCATAGGTAAGGTCCATTGTGGCCTTGATATTGGATTATCCGAAATGAGAGTTTGTATGGCATTACCTTGTAATTGATGTGGATATTTTAAACCATCTGCTGTAGGTGTCTGAGGCACAATACCCTTTGCCGTTACTCCTATAATAACTGTTTTACCTTTTAAATCTGGTAGTTTTGTTCCATCATACTCTATCTGTTCAAACTCTGTATTCCATTTTAACCAAACACTACCATTTGAATCTGTAGGTATCTGAAAAGGTCTTAATATGATTTGTTCAATACCAGTTTCGTTTAATTTTATTGTATAACTTTTCTTATTATTTAATGCTCTGATTGTTTCTAATGCAAACGATGGATATAAATCCCCATTGATTTGTGACATTAAAGGTATTCTTCTTGTTACATTATCAATTTCTGGCGCTGCATTTAATAATCCTGCACCCCAGGCGCTTGATTCCAATTGTTCTATATTGGTAATTAAACCACCATAACGATATGTTAAATCTAATATATTACCTGAATAACCAAAGGTTGCATATCCTACATAGGGTGCTTTTTTAGACCTACCATTCGCATCAGCATCTTGTGATAATATAATTCCATTATCTTTTATCCAACTAGCGAACACTTCATCACCACCAAACCTATCTGCTTCTGGAAACATAATAGTAAACCCAATCATACCAGCATTTGCATTTCTTAAATCAGAAATCATTTGTGCATAGTTTTGTCTAGGCCATGGATATTGCCCATAGGTTTCTAATGACTTTTCGCCAATATTAATTAAAACTATATCGTTTGATTGTTCTGTTGGAAGTGATTGGATATATTGGTCAAAAATACTTAACCTAAATTCTTCTAGTAATTGTGGGTCGTATATTCTAACACCTAAAAGTGTCATACAAAGTGTCATACTCGCCCAGATTGATGTTAAATATTTCATAAAGTGTAATACAAAGTGTAATACCTATCCATTATTCTGGTGGATTATTATGGCCAACCATAGTATCTGGTTCCCAATTGGAAATAGCTTGTCTTATTGCGTCTTCAGCCAATACAGAACAGTGTAATTTAATTGGAGGTAATTGTAAAGCTTCTGCTATATCTTTATCCTTAATGGCTTGTGCTTCTTCTATGGTTTTACCCCTTAACATTTCTACAAAAAGTGTTGATGAAGCAATGGCTGAACCACAGCCGTAGGTTTTAAACTTAACATCTTCTATTACATTGCCTTTCATTTTTAAATCCAATTTCATTACATCACCACAAGCTGGAGCACCAACCATTCCTGTGATTACTGTTTTATCATTGGGGTCAAATCTGCCAACTGAATGTTTTTCTGGATTTGCTAATACTGATTCAAATCTGTCTACTACTTCTTTACTATATGCCATTAATTACCTTGTGTTACTGACACTGTACACCCGCCTACGGTAAAGCAATTTTGAGTTAAATTATAACTCATATTTGTTCCACCTTGCTGTATTAGATTTAATGTTGTTGGTTGATTACCTTGTAATGTTATTTGAGAATTATGCGAACCAGTACCTGATTGAACTATTGTTGATTCAGATGTAGAAGTAG